GCGACATCAGCACACAACTCATCGGGTTCATTAGGTGTGTCCTCCTTGATAGGAAGATGACCCATACCCATGGCATTGGCAAGATCTATAACAGAGGTCATCTGTCCTGTACCTACATCTATTGTTCCTGTAAATGAACTGGGAATCAAAGTTGCAATCGCTCTCACAACATCCATGACATGAACCCAATCTCTCTTATGTCTTGTAATATATTTTGCAGTCCCTTGTTTCAACATTTCATATAACATATCATCTCTACTTCCTTCCTCTGCCCATACATTGAAGAACCTCATACCCACACTGTTGGGTGGTGCCATGAGTTCGTTTGCTTTCTTTGTAGTAGCATAGGGATTTCTCCACCATTCTTCTGCTCCAGCAGAACTTGCATATAATAATCTTACATTATTCTGTCTGCAATAATCAAAGATAGGTTTAGATTTTTCTACATTATTATCCCAAAACTTTTGTGGGTTATCCACACTATCTCTCAGTGCAGCATAGGCTGCAAGGTGTATGATACAATCCCAATGTTCTGCAAACATACCAGAAGGACCTACAAAGTCTCCGATGTCATCTGGTCTATCCAAACCTTGAACAGTGTATCCAAAAACTTCTCTTAGAGAAGCGAACACTTCCTTGCCAATAAATCCATTGTGTCCAGTTACTAAAATTCTAGTCATTTTCTCCTTTTCCTATGTCGTGCAATCCAATTTTTTGCGGTGTCATCGTTGAGACATTTATGTAAGACTTCTCCTTCATAAACTATCATTCTTGCATTTTTTCCACATGGAACGGCAGCATATCCGTCTTTAGTGAAGAAACCCATCTTGGTATCTTTATAGTAATTATAAATTGATCTGAGTTCCTTCTCCTCTGGAGTCATCATTTAACTTCAATAGTGAGATGGTTATTACAATCACCGAAGAACTTGCCATCGAGATTGTAGTTGAATGAGATACTATATCTTTCCTCACTAGAAAGTGATGGAGTTACATAGTGATCTACATGAGCAGGGAAAATAAACAGACCACACTCTTCTGGTTCAAATCTCCTTTCAAAACTGTTGAGATCATCATACCCAGTCACGGATGGTTCCCAGTGACTTGTAATCCATGTGGCATTTCTAGTAGTAAAAACAATATCACCACTATCCTCTGGAACCTGTAAGTAAAACACTCCAGCGAACTGAGTATTGTTGTGGCGATGTTCTGCAATATAATTTCCCTTCCTTTGTAGGTTACCCCAAGAATTGATTCTTTTCAACCCATGTTTACTTAAATCAAGTTGAAGAGATTTTGCAAACTTATGAACCTCAGCATCTATTTTATTTTCTAATAATAATAACTCTGGTTTAGATAATATATCTGCTTCTAATTTTGTAGTCTCGCCATTAGGTCTGTTAACTATATCTGTGTCTGGTGCCCAGTCACAATCTCTCATATAATCCAACATAAATTTAACTTCAGATGGTCTGAAGTCCAAGACAGATTGATAAACTGGTGTTGGAAATAATATATGGATACTAGACATCAGCCTGCATTTAAACTTTCATTATATTGATTGTCAAGCATCCCTGCGGTATGTACTTGTTGTAGTCCGATGTTTCCTTGCCACCAACCAGTAGCAATATACTTATCAGTCATAGGAGGATTGCCTCTGTGCAAGTGAGTGTATCCACCAGGCCAGATAAGAATAGTTCCTTTCTTTGGTTTTTCTCTTCTCTTTTGATATAAAAATTCTGTCTCTCCACCTTCCTCTACGTCATTCAAATATACCATCCATGCCATAGTTCTATTACCCAGATTCCAATTCACATTCTCTGCATGGAACAAATGATATCCTTGTTGTGGTTCTGTCTTTTGAAGTAGACACAGAGAACTTACATAACTGAAATTAGATAGGTATGGATATTCATTAATGTAATGGTACAGGCAATTATTAACATACTTCATCAACTGGGCACACTCACTAGGAGAGAATCCATCCAGACATATTTGTTTATCTTTTACATGACTAAAATTTCTTTTAAAATCTGCAAACTCTGCTTTGTCCATGTAGTCTACAAGGAAATCGCAAAAGCGTGGGTCTACTGCGTTATCAAAAATTCCAATGAAGTCATGAAATTCATATTTAATTTCGGTGTCCATTATGTTACCAAAGATTTAGTGGGCAATGTGCTGCAGAAAACTTAACCTTATTTACTAAAAAACAACCACACTCTTTACATAAGTGTCGTTCTGGATCAAATCTATTACAGTCTCTACATATATCTATTCGTGCTTTTTTAACCTCGTCAGGAACAAGTAAGGTTCCGTCAAAGACGAAACCTTTTACAATATCATAGGCGGTCTTTGAAAGATTGGCCGCCTTTTCTGGTAAGGATGGATCAGTCACCTTTGCTTACTTCATCTTTAATATAACATGGAACACCAGCAGGGTCTAACCATTTGGTGTATTCAAAATCCTCCATGGCAGTTTCCATTTGCATGTAGTTATCACAAAGATACATGTCCTTGTATCTGCCTGAGTAATTGCTGAACTTCTGAATACGATAATCGGGTTCACCGTTCTCTAACAGTTCTTCCATTTTGATGTACCTATAAGGTTCATTATGTAGTAGAACGTCAATCATTTTGAAACTCCTAGATCTTCTGCAATCAGACTCATGAGCAATGAATACTCCTGACTTGGATCCTCCTCGCTAAACTCATAACCTTCTTGTTTGTAGTACCTCAAAACTTTTTTGTAAATCTTTGGATACTTGAAGTCCAGTGCAAACTCTTCGTCTACTGCTGCCTCCAACGCATCAAGATTTTTCTTGAACTTAGAAATGAAAGTGGACATTTTCTGATTTGGTTTACGTTACTATTGTAGTCCGAGATTTAGTTTTTGTCAAGCACCGTCGTCGTGATCCCAAAGGTGCTGTATATCATGTGCTGTCCCTGCATCAATACACGGTTTCAAAATATCCTTGTGCGGAACAAGTGCTACCTGACCATCAGGCGTATCAATTAAGAAGGTCTCACCAGCTCCCGCTCGATCGACCAACTCTTCAAAGTGATCTTCCAAATATTTAAGTGAAATTACCTTCATTAAGTGGTTGGTGACTTGGGTAGATGGTCTTCTGATCCTGGCATATGTTGTAGAGATTCTGTTCCAGCATTTACCTCATTAATATGATCGATCTGATCTCTGTTCTTTAAAAACTCTAACATCTGACTTGCATGAGTAAGTTCAAATGGATCATTAGGTAAGTTGTCTCTGGTTCCAGCACCGTCTGGTGTCTCTTCCTCAAGGTAAACCATCTGACAGTTGTTCTCAACTAACATGACCCAACGCCATGATCTCACTCCCATACCCTTATTATACATCTTTACAGAACATTGAGTTGCAGACATTCCACCTTGTTTTGCAAGTCTAAAAATGTATGCTCCGTTTCCATCTGGAAGATACTTAAGTTTCTTGATCTTCATTTCCTTGAACCACTTGTCCATGACAAATGAATCATTCATAGAAAGAACATAGATCTCATCAACAACAGTTTCTTTGATGAAAGTATCATAAAGTTTTTCATACTCCTTGACCATCTCTGTACATGGAGGTGTGAAAGCACCGCACACAGAGACAATAAGAACATCTTTACCCTCGAACAATGAGTGTACAGATTTCTTCACTAATTTTTTTGACTTGTTATTCCAAAAGAATAACTCTGCATCAGGCAACAAATTCATTTTTCCCTAAAAATAATTTCATGTATAGTATGTATATGGTTACTCAGATAGTCCTCTGAGTGCTTCCAACTTAAGAAACTGTTCGTTAAGATTGTAGTATAACTTATAGTTCTCAGTTGTCAAGTAATACCCAGTTATGTCATTACCGTCACAGGTATATCCATAACCTCTGACTTTTTCATTTACACCATCTATCTTTAGACTTTTGCCTAACTCAAGATAACTGTGGTACTTCTCGTCTAGATTGATCATTGTCTCCAATTTGTAATACGAGTTCAAACTCTTTTAGGATTGAGGCTTCGGGGTCGTGATCTCTAATGTTACAATACTCCAACCACCTAAGCGATGTTTTTTCTGGATCATTTAAACCTCTAGCGTACAATATTGTATTGACTCTATCGGTCAAAGTGCAAAACGTATTTACAATATGTTCTGCATCCTCTCCAATTATATCACAAATTTCATTTCTTGTAGCATTGATTTGATACATTTGAAATTCAGTGCCATAAACAGAGTGAAATAATCCAGCTCTCACCTCATACATAGGTCTCCCATAAGAGTATAACATACCAGATACTCTTATACAATGAGACAATAAAGAGTCACCTTCATGGTAATGAGGAATCTTGTCAGCACCAACACTGACCAAGTAGTTTATATAGTCATCCATCATCCCGACATGTTAATAGTAAGTGACAATCTAGGTTCGGGACTGGCTGTTACAGAGTGCATGGTTCCCTCTGGTATGATGAGAACATCTGATGGACCTACTTCTTTTGCCTGTCCGTTGATATTCCATGTGCAAGTGCCATAGATGGGTTTCACTATAACATGATAATCATGATTGTGCGGATCAAAACTTGGTCTGTTAAAAACAGTTCCAGCACTTAGGTATAGATTAGCATTGGTTTCTGATCCCTTGTATTCAAATAATTTATCATCAAGAGATCGAAGATCTGATGTCAGATCCATGACGTTACTTAGAAGACTAGTGAAACCCAGATCAAATAATCTCTTCCATCTTTCGTAGATTATGTAACCTCTGGAATCAAAGAATCCATTTGATTTTTTCTGGCACTGATTGATAACTTCAAGAGATGGTTCTGGCCATCTATATTTTATTTGAAGCAGATCAAGAATACCCTCTTGATCTAAATTTATTTCATGTGATTGTATGATGTCTGCCGCCTCTTGGAGATACGGCATGACATCAGGAACAGGTGGTCTCCACTGTTGATAACTATTCAATCTCTTCCCTCCACTCATCATAAAAAGCTATAGCTTCTTCGTAACTTCCTTCTTCGTACAGGTCATGCAACCTGTCGATGATATAATCTTTTGTCCTCTTCTCCTCTTCATATTCTTTGGTGAATTGATGGAGGTCTGATTGGAATGAGGGGTCAAGCATCGAAGTAGTCCTTCCTGTAGTAACGTCCTAGAACATTAGAATTATAGTAGGCAGGCTCTCCGTTGTCAAGAGCCTCAGTCAAAACGTTATTTAGAAAGAGTTGTCTTGTTTCCTCATAGTTTGTCTTTCCAAGGGTTCTATGTAAGGATATGATCTCTCTGGAGAAATTTTCCTTTCCGAACTTGGATACGTCGGCTTTGAGCTCTGGGGAGGATCCGTAATACTTTTTCCAATCGGATTCGCTTGTGACCTTTCTCTTTCCTCCCTTGGGCTTTCGTTTCTGTACAAAGTATTTTCTGCCGATGTACTTCTTACCTGTTGTCTTATTAGTAATGAGGTAGACGTAACCGAAGAAATCGCCAATGTCGTCAGAAGTGAAAGGTTTACCCTCATATAGCCAGGGGTTTTCGTAAACTCCTCCTTCAGCCATTTCATAATCTTCATCTCTTCACACTATGTATAACAGGTTTTTCATCCTTTAGAATATTGTAAAGAGTAAAGTCTTCCGCAGCAGATACAGGTCTGAACTCAGTCTCTGCTCTGAAAAGATCATCTCTAGTTGACTGATTAATTACTACAGATCCACCCTCTCCTGAGACAGATCTATGGTAGGTGTTAGGAGGTATAACTAGTGCTCCACTATGTACATCCAAATGCACAATATGATATGGATGTTTCCATTCTGGATTTACTAATTCAAACATCCTCTCCCCTGATACAACTCGATTACAGTCTGTCTGGTGGTAGTGGATGTAGAATGTTTTTGCACCCACCACGTCATTAGGTGGAGATACAGCTGCCCCAGTATGAACAACAAGATCACTAGCGTTAGACTCTTCCACTGAAATGTCATAGAAAATTACATCCTCTGTTTCTCTGAATACTCTATGTTTTCTAAACTCTACTTCACTCATCGTAGTTTGCTCCATGTATCTTTCCAATCCTTGACTTCAACTACTTGACCTAATTTATGTTCTAAAATTTTATCAGCTAAAGGTTTGTCGTTACCGTGATCATCCATTCTATCACCAAAGAAGACTACATCACCATCCATGAAGTCTCTAACAATCTGACTCTTATCACTACCTTTACTTGAGATATCTACTCCTGTCTGGCCACCCACAAAAGCATGTAAATCAGGGAATTCCTCATTGAACTTCGCAGCAATCTTTCTTCTCTCGTTTTTAATCTCATCCCAATCACAATATACTTGTCTCTCTACTAGAGTAGCACCTCTACCCACGATACTAAAATTAACACACCCAGGCCTCTCTTCAATATGTGTTCCAGTCCTTACTGGGAAAGTACTGTTATGAAGTATCTCTGTAAGAAACTCTCTTGCTTCCTCTGGAAGTTCCCAAGGGTTTCTATATGTTAGAAGATCTCCTTCATATACATCATTGCCAGCACAATTATACACCCTCTTACAATTACAGTAAAGAAGGTGTGTAATTTGTTCTATAGTTTTTTCTCTATCACTACCTGTGACCAGATAAACTTCATTTGCAAGAGCAAAACTGTTGAAGAAAATTAGAAAGTCAGGATCAATTTTTCGTCTGCTGGGAGTGAGTGTCCCATCAACATCAAAAATGTACTTCGTCACGAATTATTAAAACTTACATAAACTATTCTAACTTATTTTCTCAGTTTGTCAAGCATCTCCTCCGTTGGATCCACCATTGCCACCAGAATGCCCGTTACCGTTAGAGCCATTACCATTACCGTTACCATTACCATCCTTCTTACCGTTAGTCTCCTCTTCTTTGTCTGGTCTTAACATACCACCATAACCTATCCTCATCCCTTTGGGAATAGGTTTACATTTTTTGTCATCGAAGCAATAGTATTGCCCCGACTTACACTTTTTTGCGGATTTTCCCTCCTCAATTACAGGAGTAAACTCATCCATCAAATGATCTGGGATAATATCAGAAACATATCTTCTATGTTCTTCCCTTTGTTTCTTTCTTCTTAATCTAGCACCAGCATCCATCGCCTTTTGAGGCTTCTTCTGTGATTGGTTCAAGACTTCCTTTTTTCTCTTGACTGCTTTCAGCATACCACCAATTTTCTCAGAAATCAACTCACCTGTTTCTGGTTCGTAACCACAGTTCCATGCTCTAAGAGACTTATTGATTCTAGAATCAGGATCTCTTGCAGTCTTAGCTGAGGTAAGTTTCTTTTTCATACCTTTCATTCTTGCACAGAATGATGCTCTTCTCTTGTTACCTTTCTTTTTACTAGGCGCTTTGAGATCTGAGCCTGGGTTCTCACGTTCGTAAGACCTACGACCCTTCTCGTTCAGACCACCTGATTGATTCTTACCAGCCTTTCTTGTCCATGCTGCACCCTCTGTCATAGAAAGATCAGGAGTGTAATCTGCTGCAAGATTTCTATAGTCTGGTTCCCCTTTCTTTACTTGACCTTTCTCCTTTGCCATGTTTGCAGGGTCTTTCTCAGTAGGCTTTGGTCTATAGTTGATGGGTTTTTTAGACTCCTCAACAGGTTCATTGGTGAACTGGTCTAGATTGCCCTTCTTTTCTTCGGGTTTGGGTTTGGGTTTATATTTCTCTTGCCTTCTTCGTTTTGTCCCTGTCTCTCCAGTCTTTGAACCAGTCAGTCCTTTGGCTGCCATCGCTCTTGCGATTGCACCTTGAGGTCTCTTATTAAACTCAGGAGATTGTTCCTTACGTTCTTCACCTACAAGTTTGGGACCACCCGCTTTCTTTTCTGCGACTTTCTTCTCATTAGGATTCTCATTGCCGATGGCAAGATTCCTCATCTTCTGTTTCTTTTGTGCTTCCTTATGTTTCTTAGGATCAATCTCAAAAGATTCCTCTGTAGTCTTCTTTTTATCCTTTGCTGATAGTACTAGGTTATCTTTATTACCAACAGTTATCTTCTTTTGCAAGATGATGTCAGGTAAAATACCATCCGCAACATACTCTTCTTTTCTAGTCTTCTTTTTCTTGACACAGTTTGGATATCTCTTACCAAACATAGTCTTCATACCTTTCTTCTCATACCCATCCCAGCAGTCCTCTGAAATTTCAGGCATGAAATTATCATTGATCTGAGTGGTGGGGTTCAGATTCTCTCTCTTCGCTTTATCTTGTCTCCTCTTCTTTTCTTTCTGTATTCTCTTAAGCATATGCTTATTGGCTGGCATACTCTGATCCATCTTACTAAACTTATCATGAAGTCTATCTAAGTTGATGTCAGTCTGCCTTTGCATCTTAGCATCTTCTAAGATAGCAATGAATTCTTCCTTTGTAAGTTTACCAGTTTTCACGATCTTGTTACCTACAGGATAATTAAGGTTTTTCCTTTCTGGATAATATTTATCAGTGAATCTAGATCTAATACCAGATTCTGCTTGTTTCTTTGCAGTTTTCTTTTCCACTCTGATCTTAGCAGCATCCTTATAGGACATATCAGGATGATCTTGATGATTGTCAGGATGATTCGGATGATTCTTAGGCACCTTCTGTTCGTTCACCTTTTTCTTTTTATCCGTACTAACATATGTAGGTTTTGCAGCACCTGACTTGGACTGTTGATTAGGATCAGCCTTTTTCTTTCTTCTTGATGCAGATAATCTTTCTGCCTTTGTCATACTTGCTCTCTTAGATGATGATACACACTTAGGAGTACCCTCACCTGGCTCGTCACTAGCACAGGTTCCACCTGTAACTACATTGACCCAACCACCTTTACCATCCTTAGACTTAGATCCTTTGAACCACTTATGAAGAGAACCTTCTTTCTGTATAGAAGGACCATCATCAGATTTCTTTCCTCTAAGAACTCTATCAGCGTTCTTTTTAAAGTCTTCTATTTTCTTTTTACGTTGTAGTTCTGGTGTTGTAAAAGGAGAATGAGATTCTTCTTTAACTTGTTTCTTCTCTTTCTTTTTCTTATCAAGATATGCTTTCATAGCACCTCCTGGCTTACCAGATCCTTTATAGAGACCATAGGATTTACCCTCTGAGTGGAACTCATTCTCTGGATTTTTTAGTTTTGGTTTTGGTTTTTCTACTTTAGGTTCATCATTAGTAAATTTATTCTCAGGTTTCTTGAGTGTTGGTTTTGTAATGGGTTTGCTACTTTTAATACCCATCTCTTTATTCTCTATTTTATTTTGAGCTTTTCTTACTCTTGCCAACATCTTATCCTGACTCTCTTCTTTCATGTTAAGACCTTCGGGTGTCTTAGGAATCACGACAGGTTCAAACATCTTCTTCTTAGCCCAGTCATCTGGAACCATAAGATGTTTGGTCTTAAATGCCATGTGTAGAGTTGTAGTGTCGATGTCATTCTCTTTGGCAATCTTACACATCAACTTGTCTACTTGATCGTAGCTGGGATAGTCCATCTTAACTAGACCATCTTCTAATTCTTTGACGTAATCTTCGTTGAATGATTCTTTAGTCACTTTTTTCTCAGGTAAACCTTTGTGTTTTGTTTTAGCGAATTTCTTTACGCTGGAACGCTTGGTGGTGGCAGCAACTTCGGCAACCTCAGGCGAGGGATTTTCCATTTCCCCTTTCTGAGCCGCTCTAACCATCCCGAAGAATCTTTGTTGTTTTTTTGAGACTGCTGGCATGTCAAGTTCCTAATCCTCTACCTGATTTCATGTTCTCTTTACTACCATATCT